CGGCACCAGCGCGATGGAAAACGCGTAATCCGCATTCCAGTCAAAGAGCCCCTTGGCAAAAAACTGCGCCCCGCGGTCCTGGCCTGCGCGAAGATCACCGGCGAGGCTGCGCAGGAGCGTGCGGGTGTCGCGCTCGGCGAGCGCCTTCTGATCGGCCGAGAGGCCATTCCAGTTGGCAAGGGTCGGATAGCGGGTGGTCATGAGGGCTGCGACAATGGCCTCGGTCTGGCTGGTGAGGGTGTTTGCGGCAGCCGTGTAGGTGCGGATCAGGCCCTGGTCGGCCACGCCCTCGATGCGGATCGCGCGGCGGAAACCGGTGGCGGCAAAGGCATAGTCGCCGAAGGTATTGTTGGAGTTTGCCACGGTGACCTGGCCCCCGTCGTGCGCCCACAGGCCGACGCGGGACCAGTTGGTGAAGACCGAGACCAGCTGGACGAAGGCGTTGCGGGTGATGGCATAGCCCACGCCATTGGGGTTGATGGCGGTGAAGCTGTCGACCACGACCGAGCGCAGGGGTGAGGATGGGGCAAGGACCGAGCCATCGGCCAAGAGGTTGCCACCACCGCGCGGCATCAGTGGATTGCCGGCCGGTTTGTCGATGGGCAGGACCATCTGGTCCTGAGAGAAGCTGTGGAGCTGCGAGCAATCGGCGATATAGGGCGAGCGGGTGATCCCCTCGTTCGGCTTGAAGACGAAGGCCCAGCCTTTCCGCGGCGGGCCGCCGGCAAGCGTGTAGGGCTCATGGCGCAGCCCGGTGAAGGTGAAGCCCCGCGCTTTGCAGCCGTTGGAGAGGAGGAACATGTTGTTCTCCTCCTGACCGATGGGCAGGCGCAGCTTGGTGACGCGCAGGTCATAGCCATAAAGCGCGCAATTGGCGGGGATGACGGTCTCGGGCGGGACGGTGTATTCGCCGGGCTGGACGATGACGACGGCAGACTGGCCAAGGGCTGCGGCGCGTGTGAGGCCTTCGGCAATCGTGGCCAAGGGCGACGTCAACGATGTGCCTTCATTGATGTCTTGGCCATCCATGGTGACATAGAAGGTGCGCGCGACCGGGACGGAGACGAAGGGCAGCCGCTCGAGGGAGAGCACTTCGACATCGGTGGCATGGCCGGTGCCGAAGGTCTTGAGCCAGGGTTGGGCGTAGCGCGCGCCCGTCGGGGCCACGATCCGGGCTGGGCCATTGGCCTCGGCCACAACCGATGCACGGATCTCGCGGCGACCATCGGCCACCCGAAGGCCGATCGATGTGTCGATGGTGATGCGCGAGAGGAAAGCCTTGTCGGCGGCCAGCCAGTCCAGACCGCAGCTGATGGCGTCATTGGCAGGATCGGGGCTGTCGCTCGCTCGGCGATAGCTGGCGCGGAACGCGTAGCGCTCATCGGCTTCGATCGGGACCGGGGTGAGCCCTGTGATCTCCTCGCTGGCGGTCAGACGGACGATCTTGCCGAAGGGGCCAGGTAATGGCAGGCCGCCCTCGAGGTCGAAAAGCTGCGGCGTGTCGCCGGGGCGATGTTCGAGAGGTGTGTAGTTCTGCATGGTTTGGGTCCGGGGTGACGGGGTCAGGCGAGGCGCACTTCGATTAGCGGGATGGCGGTGATCGAGCCCAGGCGTTCGAGATCGAGGGTGACGTCGAGCGTGTCGGCGTCAAAACGGACAGGCGTGTCGAATTCGAAGCCAGACGTGACGGTGACGCCGGGATCGGGTGCCGCATCGAAACTGACGATCCCTGTGGTGATATCAGTAGACCAGCCGGTGAACTGCTCGGCCCCATTCAGCGCGACGCGGATCGTCCCTGCGACGGGCTTCACGATACGCCGCAGATAGGTCTCTGGGCCGGAACCATAGGCTTTTACGAGGTCAAAGCTGGTGGTCGTCCCATCGCCGATGCCGACTTGTTGGTCGAGTTCGGAGACCCGGACGGATGGCAGGCAGGACTTGTAATCCGACCAGTCTTTGAACCGAAACGCCTGCAGCCGTCCGCGGCGGGCCTCGAAGAAGGCGACGACCCGGGCCAGATCATCGGCGCGGCGGATGCCGTACGCCACATCGAAACGACGACGGGACTGGGCCCAGGAGGCGTTGCGTTCCTCGAAGCCCGAGGCCAGTTCCACGACTTGCGTGCGCCGTTCGGGCCCCCCGCGCGCCCCGCGGCTGATGTCGTCAGGGAAACGGTCTTCGCAGAAGGTCATCGTATACTCCGTGATCACATTCCCCGCCGCCCGAGTGCGACGGCGCGGGCGATGTCGCTGGCCACTTGCGTGCGCGATTGCCGGAAACTCTCGGCGTCGCGGGTCTGGATGGTGACGTTGATCACCGGGGGCGCGTCCCGTCCCGCGGCCCCCGCGCCATAGGCGGCGGCTTCACGGCGCGAGAGAACGCGTTCCCCGCGCTGCAGGATGGCTGGCACCTCGTCGGGGCGCAGCCCGGCCCAGCCACCGTCATGCATACTTGGTGCCGTGGCAAAGGCCATCGCTGGCACCATGCGCATGGGCGTCGCACCACCGACGATGCCACCCTGATGGAGGATGCCTGCGAAGAGACCACCGCCCCCGCCCAAGCCACCAAGTACGCCTGAGAGCGCGTTGGCGATCGGCCCGAGGATGAAGCGCCGCGCGGCGATCACTGCGAGATCGGCCAGGATCGAAGAGACCAGGCTCTTGAAGTCGAGCTTTCCGGTGGTCACGAAGGTCCGAAACGCGCTCTCTGCCGACTGGAAGGCCGAGACCAGCGATTGCCCGAGACCCTTGCCCCAATCCATCGCGTCACGCGCGTAATCTGCGAGGCTCTGCGCGACCGCGCGCCAGCCGGTGGCAGCTTCTTCGGCAGCTTGCGTGGCGGTGGCCCCGGCCTCTTGGCCCGCTTCAGCCGCATTACTGGCGGAATCGCCTGCGGCACCTGCCGCATTGGCCGTGTCCCCCAGCGCTGCCGTTGCCCGACCCGCTGCCGCGGCGGTCTCGTCGAGTGCTGCGCTGCCCTCGGATCCCGCAGAGGTGACCGCCGCCTTCAGAGCCTCCCAGGCGGTACGCGGCCGGTTGGCAGCATCCGATAGCATGCCTGCGGCTTCGTCATATCCACTGGCGCGACCCTGTGCCGCCTCGGCCATGCCTCCGAAGAGATCGGGGGCCTCAACATACGTGCGCCCCATCGCCGCGCGAAACGCCTCCGCCGCTGCGGTGCCGGTTGCAGCGGCAGCCCCGGCATAGGGGTTTGCGATGCCGCCGAGATCGACAGGATCGAGCGTGCCGATCTGGGCACCACCTTCGCCAACGGCCCAGTCGGGCAGGAGCGCCAGCGCGCTGTTCAGCCCTTCGATGAACCGGTTGATGCGGCCCACCACGGCATTGAGCATGGCCTCGACCCCGTCGATCAGCCCGTTCGCTGCCTGGTAGGCGAAATCCCCGATGGTCTGGGGCAGCGCACCCCAGATCGCGACCACCGCATCAAAGCCCCCCTGAAACGCCCCGATCGTGGCATTGGCCCAGCCGGTCACGGCTTCCGTCGTGCTTTGCAGCCCCTCGTAGATCGCGGCCTGCGTGCGCGCCCAGCCTGCCTCGACGCGCCCCCATGCGGCAGAAGCCGTCAGAGAAAGCCGGTCCCAGGCCTCGGCGGCCACTTGGCCGAGCAGGCTCAGGGCGTTTCCGACGCCGCCGACACTGCTGACCAGTCGGGTGAACTGATAGATCAGCTCGCCTGCTCCCACGACGAGCGCCCCGATGCCGGTGCGGATGAGCGCACCGCGTAGGAAGACAAGTGCTGTGGCCAGACCACGGACAGACAGAGCGGCCGCGGCCATGCCTGCCACCCAGCGCCCGGCGAGGAAGGCTGCGAAGGTGGCAGCATAGGTGCCAAGGCGCGTGAGATTGTCGAGGACGGCCGTGAAGGCGCGGTTGATCGGACCGCCGGTCTCTGCAAGCCGCAGGAAGGCTTCGGCCATTGCGGTGACCGCGGGGGCCAGTGCCGCCCCAATCTGCACCCGCATCCCCTGAAACACCTGGCCCACGCCGATCAGCGCGCTCTCGGTGCGGCGCAGCGCGGCCAAGGCCGCGCGGTCCAGCACGGTGCCAAAGCCGGCCGCGCGTTCCCCCAGCCGCGTCATCTCGGCCCCACCATTTGCCAAGAGTGGGATGAGCCGTGTCGCATCCGAGGCCATGGCCTCGAGATAGAAGGTCATCTCCTGCTGGGAGAGACCGGCACGCTCGAGCGAGGTGACATACAGCTGCAGGGCTTCAGGGCCGGAAAGGCGCGCGAATTGTTCCGCCGTCACGCCAACCTGCGGCGCGATGTTCTCGAAGAAATCCGCCATCGGGCCGCCGCCCGTCTGCAGAAAATCCCCGACCCGGTCGTTCACATCCTTCAGGATGTCAGCGAGCTTCTCTTGCTCGATGCCAACCGTCGCCGATGCCGCCGACCAGCGCTGAAACACCTCGGGCGTGGCATTGGCCACTTGCGCAAACTGCTGGATCTGCGCGGCACTCTGCGCCGTCGTGCGCACGATGACGCCCAAGGCGGCGGTGGTGGCCGCTGCGGCTGCGCCCATGGCTACACCGACGCGACGTGCAAAGGCCGCAAGCCGGGTGTTGGCCGCCTCCATCTCGCGCGACAGACGCCCGAAGCCGCGCGCGCCGGCATCCCCCACGCCTTCGAGTTCCGCCCGGACCTGACGGCCGCCCACGGCCGCAAGGCGCACGCTGACGCGCTTCTCTGCCATGGGTCGGATCCTTCCGTGGAAATCATCGTTCGAAACGCGAACGAGGTCAGAAACCGGCGCTGGCTACCGATTCGGTCACCGACCGCGCTTCTTCATTGAGTCTGCGCACCATCACCGCCTCGATGGGCGGCAGCAGTTCGGCCACCGCGAGTGGCGGAATGTCCAGAGCTCTGGCCATGGACAGCGCCGCTGTCATGTCCCAGCCAATCACGATGGTGCCGTGCGAACCTGCGACCAGCCGCAGCTGGCCGCCGAGGCGCTGCACGAGATCCCAGACCGCGATGCCTTCGTGGCTCAAAGGTCGGTTTGCGTGGCTCGGGCAGTCCGGGCACGGCCCTTGGCAGGCTGCGCAGTAGCGCTCGCCCCCGCCGAAGACCCAGTCGGCAAGGGCGGTGAGACGTTTTTTTCTGCGTCCAAGAGCAGACCCTTGGAGACATAGAGCGTCTGGAAGGCCTCGAAGACCGGCCAGATATCCAGCAACGCATCGATCGCGGCGGGGCTCACCAGCAAGGGCTTACCATCCGCGTCGCCAACACCCTCCCAATCGAGGATCGCCTGCCTTGCCAGCGCCTTCGCCATGGTCAGGGCCAGCGCTTCGGTCGCAGTCGGCCCGACCTCGCCTGCCGCGGCCGTGAGATCCAGTGCCGGATCGGCGCGGGCCGCGACCATCAGCGCGGTCGTCAGCGGGCGCAGCTGGACGCGGAGGCCAGGGATCAGCTCGACCCAGCGGGGTGCATTGGTCAAATCAAGTGTCAGCATCTTCAGTACTCCTCCACCGCATTCACCAGCGTGATCCGGCACATATGACCCGCGGCGGCATCCTTCGCGGCCTGCCAATCGAAGCTCGCCTGAATCCCTTGGGGCCCGGGGATCTCAACCCGTGGCCGGGGCAGATAGACAGCCGGCACCTCGACCGTCAGGCTTTCGCCCGAGGGCAGCGCATAGCCGAAGCTCAGCGCGCAGGCCTCGCCCGCAATCGCCTGGTCGATCAGGGTCTGATCCGAAAAGCGGACCTCCAGCCGACCGGTCAGCGCCGCCATGCCGGGATCGGCGCCCTCGATGCGCCCGTCGTTGCGGATGGTCTCGATCCGGTCGATGCCATTGGCATAGGTGATCTCGGCCGAGACCACATTGCCGAGCGGCTGGCCATTGCGGGTGATGGTGCCGTTGAAATGGCCGAATCGGCGGAAGGCCGGCACCTCTAACGTCCCGATCGTGGAGGCTGCAGCGACCGTTTCGCCCTGTGCGATCAGGCGGGCCGTTGCGGTCAGCAGGCCAGACCGCGCCATCTGCCAGCTGAGCTGGTCCAGCACGCAGCCTGTGGTCAGCGCATAGCGGGGCACTTCCGGCATGGCCGTCTCGATCGCCATCGAGGGCAACTCCCAGCCGCCCGAGGTGAACGCATGGGTGAAGGGACCCGGGTCGAGCCCCGTTGTGACCGGGGCGCCAAAAGCCGCCTTCAACCAGATGCCGATCCCCACCGTGTCGATCGGCACAACCACGTCGCCATCGGCCGTCACGGCATCGGCGAGCGGGGCCTGCGGATCGCGACCGTAGCCCAGAAGCTCCGAGGCCAGAAGCGGCTGTTCTGCGCCAAGCGTGCTGCTGACAAAGGGC